CATACAATGCACGAAATTTTGCAGGTCGTCAATTTTTATCTGCTTTTTTTCTCACTTTTTTTTGATGGCCTGGCCGCAGTAGATTGGCACACATCCTGCTCCCAGCACACACCGTGCCAACCCCCCCCCATTTTTCAAAAAATTTAGACCTTGACATTTTGGGACTAGGGGGGAGGGGATTAATCTCATTCTCCCCATTGCACAAAACTAAGCATCCCTTCTCACCTAACTTCCTAAATACATAAACATCTATCTATATATGCTCTATTCATGTATATGTATAAATATGACCATGCCCCCCATTTTTAGAAAAAAAAAGAAAAAGGTGTTTCTCTAAATGCATTCATATACAAAAATCGGGAACGATGTTTTTCGAAGATTCGCCTTGTAGATATACTATCGCTTTTTTCAAAATCTCTATATCATCATAAAATCGCCCAATACCTAAATTACAATTGTTACATATATATCCTCTAAAGTTGTGCGAATAATGACAATGGTCTAATATCCATTTTTCTGTATATGTATTACAAATCGGGCAAAATCCTGAAATTGGGGGTGGATTTTCGATTCGTAATTTGTTTCTTAACTTTGATAATTTACCGCTGCAAATCTTACATGTATTTTTGCGCCCACATTCTGATGTTGAAAAATACGGATATTCATCTATATTTTTAATTTCACCACAATTTCGACATTTTTTGGAAACCACCATTTATTTATTATAATACAACATCTACTTAAGATGAAACAAAAGAAAAAAGACGAATCTCAAAAGATAGCACAAAGAGAAAAAATCAAAGACTCTTTAAATGTGAGATCGTTAAAATGGACTGAAAAGCAAAAACAGTTTATCGAATTAGCGACAAATAAAGATACTCGTATTATATTTGTAAATGGCCCCGCTGGCACTTCTAAAAGTATTATTGCGACTTATGTATCATTGTTATTGTTGAATGATAAGAAAGTGTCTGATATTATATATGTTCGTTCTGCTGTTGAAAGTAGCGACAGTAAAATTGGATTCTTGCCTGGAGATGCAAGTGAAAAGTTGCAATTCTACAATTTGCCATTTTTGGAAAAGCTGGATGAATTGTTGTCTCGCGCCGAAGTTGATAAATTGGAAAAAGAAGAGCGGATTTCGATGTATCCAATCAATTATGCGCGAGGTATGAGTTGGGCGGCAAAATCTATTATTCTCGACGAATGTCAAAACAGCACGAAAAAAGAAATAATCACAGTTCTTACTCGTCTAGGTGAATTTAGTCGTTGTTTCGTTCTTGCTGATCCTATGCAAACAGATTTGCCATCTAATAAAGCTGGCGGCTTTGAAGATCTGTTTCATTTATTCTCTGATGAAGACAGTAAATCTATGGGTATTTATACGTTTACATTCGACGAAGAAGATATTGTAAGATCCAAAATTGTAAAATTTATTGTTAATAAACTAAAATCTTCGAAATAAATGTAATATAATATATTATGAAGATATACTGCCAAAAATGTGGGTCGCCGCACGAATCGGCTAATAAACCGAATTTCTGCTTTAATTGTGGAAATTCTTTCGGGATAAAATCTGTGGCATCTTCACCTGTGCAAAGTAAACAATCGCCGAAACCCATACGGTCGCAATATCGATCTTCAGCAGAAGAAGATGATTATGACGAAGACGAAGATGGATCGCCGATAAACACAGATTTGGCATTTAGCGCTTCTAAGTTAGATGTTGAAATTGAAAAAGATCACAACTCAACAATAAAAATTGAAAACGTTATTGGATCTTCAACAGGCGGCGAAGTTTTCCAAAGAAACAATGAAAATGGCGGATATTCAATGGACGATTTTAGAAGAGAAGCAGGTTCGATTAAAAAGCAATAATGAAAAAGAAACAGTCATCGCCTTCTTTCGAAGAATCGATAAGTATTATCGATAACGAAATAAGCAAAAGAAGGAACAAATGGAATCTATCTAGCCTAACTTGGATAGATTTTGATGACGTATCACAAATCATTAGAATTCATATTTATAAAAAGTGGCATCTTTATAATCCTAAACAGCCTTTGGCTCCTTGGGTAAATAGAATAATATCAAATCAGATAAAAAACTTAATTCGTAATAATTATCTGAATTTTATAAAGCCGTGCGCCCAATGTCCAGAATCTGAACCTGATGAAGGATGCAAGAAGTTCGGAAAACAATGTTCGGATTGTCCGTTGTTTAAAGAATGGGAAAGAAACAAAAAGCAAGCATATAATTTAAATATGCCCATTCCTTTCGAGTCTTTGGAAAATTGTTTAGACACAAGTTATCGCGACTCTATTGACATCGACAAGTTTAAGTTGGATTTAGACAGCAAGATGAAAGGCTTTTTAAAGCCTTTAGAATGGAAATTGTATGAAATGTTGTATATCAAGAAAATGACGGAAAAACAAGCGGCTAAAAAGATGGGTTACAAGAGTACAGAAGAAAATAGAAACCCTGGGTATAAGCAGATAAAGAATATGCAAAAAGCCATTATAAAAAAGATAAAGATAAGTATTCATAACGGAGATATAGACGTTTACTAATATGTTAACCGAACAACAACAAAATGTTATTGTCGATGAATGGAATAATCGCCCTGATGATCCTCCTTCTTTAATAGAGTTAATTAAAATAGCATATCCAAATCAGCCAGAGTTAGATGGTCGTTGTAAAGAAGGTAAATATGTTCAAGCGTTTTTAGCGAAAAAAAGTTTAAAAGCAAGAGGCGCTCATGAATATAAATCAAAAAAAGCGCCCGATATTTCGGATGAAAATAGACAGTTTATTTTAAACAACGCCAAAACGATGAAGGCGTTAGAAATAACGCGAATTATCTTTGACAATCCCACATTATCTAATTTAAACAACGAAACTAGAATTGTCGCCAAATTTATATCTGAGAACGTACTTCCAGCAGAAATTTATAAAGAACAAGAAGAAATAGCTCAAGAAGATTATGTATCTCCTCGATCTTTAGACAAAGCGATAAATAAAGTTAATAGATATGTATATGATTTAAATTTAAAGCGCGAAACTTTAAACTCTAGACATAAAAGAGATTTAGAATGTTTATTAAAGTATATCAATACTTATAGATTCGTGCATCAAATTAATTCTTATGATGGTAATGTAGATAGAGATCTTTTCGAAAGTTCTTTCGTTCGTTATACATATGATAAAAATGATCTTACAGAAGAAGAAGTAGATCAATATATTATATTAGCGTCAGAAGTAGTTATCGCTTCTAGCATACAAAGAAGAGTTGAGAAGTTGCAAAGGTTGTTAGAAGGAGCAGCGGACAACGATGCGAGAATTTCGATGGGTTTAGTCGAATCTATAAATACCGCACAACAAGAATATAATCAATGCGTCGGTCGTCAGCAAAAACTTGTTAACGATCTTAAAACAAAGCGTTCTGATAGATTGGGAAGTCAAATCAAACAAAATGCTAGTATTGTTAATCTTATTCAAGCTTGGAAAGAAGAAGAATCTAGAATAAAGATGATCAAATTGGCTGAAATACGCAAAGCGACTTTGGGAGAAGAGATATCTAAGCTAGAAGGCATGGACGAATTAAAGTGCCGTATATTAGGTATTTCTAAAGAGGAGATATTAAATGGTTAATTGCAAATTTTGTAATAAAGATTTTGATAACGATAAAAGTCTACATGCTCATTTAAAGTCTCATAAAATTTCAGTGGGTGATTATTATCAACATTATTACCCTCGTAAAGACTTGCTAACTGATGAGCTTATTGAATTCAAGAATAAAGATCAATACTTTGATTCTGATTTTAACTCGAAAATAAACTTTAAAAAATGGGCGAAAACCTCTGATCCTAAGATGGTCGGAGATTATTGCAAAGGGTTGCTGCAAAAACGTCAAGAAAAGAAGAAGTCTATATATCCATTCTCTCAAGTAGAGTTAAAGTCTTCTGGAATTCCTAGCATTAACTTTTTAGAGACCGTTATCGGTGATTATTATGATTACTGCGACAATAATGGTTTCGAAAAGAAGTTTTTAAATCCAAAAAATTTACTTCTAATTGATTCAGTAAAGGATGACTATTGCATTTATGTAGACACAAGAGAACAAAAGCCTTTAGAGTTTTCTAGATTAACTCAAGTAAAGAAGTTGAACTTCGGCGACTATTGTTTTGAGAATTTGGATGTATCAGGAAACACTTTTATCGAAAGAAAGTCGCTTAAAGACTTTATTGGAACTTTGGCCGGGGGATACGACAGATTTTGCCGAGAGATAGAAAGGGCCGCTGAGAGCAATAGTTCTGTTGTTGTGGTGGTTGAGAATGATTTGGCGACGTGTTTAAGATTCAATTATCTTCCGTATATTGCTAGAAACACAAAAGTCAATCCTGACTTTATCTTCCACAAAGTCCGGTCGTTAATGACATTGTACAAGAACGTGCAGTTTTTATTTGTAGATGGTAGAGAAGAATGCGTAAGAGTAATAGAAAAAATCTTTATCAATAAAGATATATCATTAAATTACGATCTTCAGCTATTATATGATATAGAGAAGTTATGATTTACTGCCCTGAAAAGTATAAAGGAACCTTTACTGATCTAAATCAAGAATATAAACTTCTTAAAGGAGAACTTGATGATAAAGAAGCTCGTATTACTCTCGCGAAGTTTCTAAGAAACAATATTGGCTTTACAACTGAGTTGTTGTCAGGAATAAAACTCGCTCCTTATCAAGAAATGATTCTCAAAGGAATGATGAATCGTAATTTTTGCTTGAATGTACTTGGTCGTGGTTGCGGCAAAAGCTTTTTAGGCAGCGTTTTTTGTTTTCTTCAATGTGTATTTGAGCCTAACACAAAAATATTAATTGCCGGTCCTACGTTTAGAACTGCGCGTTTTATTTTTAATTATTTAGAAAAGATCGTCGATTCAAAAGGCGGCGAACTTCTTCAACAAGCTTTTGGCGTGAAAGCTAAACGAAACGATCAATATGAATGGCAAATTAATGGAGGGTCCATTACAGCTATTCCTCTTAATGGAGAAAAGATTCGTGGTTTTCGCGCCAATATTCTTTTATTAGACGAGTATCTTCTATTGCCTGAAGATATTATTAAAAATGTATTGATGCCATTCCTTGTCGCTCCTCAAAATATGAAAGAGCGCATGGAGATAAGAGAAATTGAAGATAATTTGATTAAAGAAGGACATTTGACTGAAACAGAAAGAATGGTGTTTCCAAACACGTCGAAAATGATAGCTCTTTCTTCAGCTTCTTTTACATTTGAGAATTTATATAAAACTTACAAAGAGTGGAATGATAAGATTTATTCTAATGAAGATGGCGAAGCTAAATATTTTATAGCTCAAATGGGTTATGAAGCTTTGCCGAAACACATGATTGACAACACTGTTATTGAGGAAGCTCAAAATGGTGGTACTTCTCATAGTTCGTTTTTACGAGAGTATTGCGCTCAATTTACAGATGGTAGTGATGGATATTTCAGCGCAAAGAAGATGCATGAATGCACAATTCCAGATGGAGAAGCTCCGTACACTTTGATTAGAGGAAAATCTAATGCTAAATATATTTTAGGAATCGATCCTAGTTTTTCTAATAGCCCAAGTTCTGACTATTTTGCTATATCTGTTTTCGAATTAGACGAAGAACGTAAACAAGGAACATTGGTTCATGGATACGCTGTTGCTGGTGGTAATTTAAAGTCTCATATTAGTTATTTATACTATTTGATGAAGAGCTTCAATGTGATTATGATTTGTATCGATAATGCAGGATATCAATTTATTGATAGTGCAAAAGAAAGCGAATTGTTTAAAAAATCCAATATCAATTTAGAGTTTTTTGAATCTGATACTTGTCTTGAAGGAAACGAATATATATCTATGACTCGTAAGGCCGCAAGAGACTATAATGTGGAAAAAGGCGCGATTTGCTTTAAACAAAATTTTACGACAGACTTTCTTCGTAAAGCAAACAATTACTTGCAAGCTTGCATTGATCATAAAAAAGTTTGGTTCGCGTCTAGAACTTCTGCTAACAACGAAGCTTTTGATATACAAAGTTCTTGTCATGTTAATTTAGATAACGTCGGGCATGAATCTGTTTTAGATTTCATCGAATTCCAAGATAATATCATATATCAAACGAAAAAGCAATGCGCGTTAATAGAAGTGAGATCTTCTGCCAAAGGATCTCAGTCTTTTGACTTGCCTCAACATCTAAAAAGAGACATGTCTCCCAATAGGGCTAGAAAAGATAATTATACAACTTTAATGTTAGCAAATTGGGCTACAAAGTTTTATTTTGAACTTGAAGCTTCATCTAAAATTAAAGAAGTGTGTACTTTTTCGCCAAGAATGATATAAAAAGGTGTAATTAATAAAAATGCCGCAAAGTCTTATAGGTTTAAAGCAGATCAAATCTGGCGAAATTGGAAATTATATAACTGGAGCTTTAGGAGTGTCAAGCACTGGCTCAACAGTATATACTTCCAAGCCTTCTGTCTTTAATAACTCTCTTACGGTCAGCGGGGCGGCTGATTTAAAAGACACTTCTTACGCTAGAGAAGATTTTCAAATCGCTTCTGGATTGTTAGTGTCTGGAAATATAACAGGATTAGGAACTTTAAATATTACTGGTGTTGCTAGATTTGATGGAGACGTTTCTTTCGATAATCCAGTTATAATGGAAGATACTTTTATTGTATCTGGTGCTGCTGGATTTTCTGGAACTTCTAGATTTGATGCGGCGGCTACATTTAATTCCACAACTACTTTTAATGATCCGATAGTCGTAACTGACACTTTAAGCGTCGGAGTTGTTGATACGGTTTTTAGCGGAAACTTCCAGTCTTTGGGAGATGTGCGTCTTGGAACAAGCGCGGGCGGAACTACAAATACATATCTAATTGGAAATAATATTTTCTCTGGAAATGCTAATTTTTCTGGAAGTAATTATCATGGAGGATCAAATTACTTTTCAGGAATAACAAATTTCAATAGCGGAGTGTCATTTAATAGTGGAAACATTATCTTTAGCGGAACTGGTCAAGCTTTCGCTACAAAAACAACTTTTTCAGGAGATGTTTCTTTGTTAGGAAATACAACTGGATCATCAGTTGTAATAACTTCTTCTTTAGGGGTTTCAAGTAACGCCGTACTAACTAATAGCGGTCAATCATTTTTTTATAATGATGTTTACGTATCTGGAAATGGCAATGATTTAATACTCAGAGGAAATTCACTGCAATTATCAGATTCTGACGTAGCTCAATTAAGCGGCGTTTCAGATTATAATGAATCTTATATTAATTTAAACAGCGGCTCATTTTTAGAAATCAAGAGCGGATCAAAAGAAACTTTATATAAAGATTCTAATTTTACCGTTAAGAGTGGCGCAAAATTTAATATAGAAACAGGATTTTATACTCAAGCTTTTGGGTCTATTCCCGGTACAGGCTCTGTTCCAAGTGGGCAATTGTACGTTCAGCAGTTAACTATAAACAGTGTAACATATAATGTTCTCGCTATCAGATAAAATGAAATCAAAACTTAAATCTCAAGAAATAGAGCCTTTGATGGTTTCGACAGCTTCTTCTAACACAAGCATGAGAAGAAACAAGGCTGGATCTATAGAAAGAACAGACAAGTTTAAAAATATTGATGACGGATTGATGCCGTTTAAATATACTCGTACTAATTTCGCGGACAGAAGTACAATTGACATTAAAGATGCTACTATTTTATGTCAAAAAGCTTATTATAATTTTGCTCAATTTAGAAACGTTATTGATTTGATGACGGAATTTTCTGTTAGCAATTTATATTTCCAAGGAGGAACAAAAAAAGCGCGAGATTTCTTTCAAGCATTATTTAATAAGATTAATCTTTGGAGTTTTCAAGATAGATTTTTTAGAGAATATTACCGTTCAGGAAATGTATTTATTTATCGCTTCGACGGAATTCTGCAAGAAGAAGATACAAATAGGCTTGTTCAATTATTAGGAAAAGGACCATTAAATACTTCTAATGTTAAAATTCCAGTTCGTTACGTTATTATAAATCCAGTTGATATTCAATTTTCTAGCGGTACATCTTATCTTACTGGCAAATATTATAAAGTTCTTAGCGAATATGAATTAAGCAAATTAAGGGTTATTACCACAGAAGAAGATCAGCAAATTTTCGATAGTTTCGACGCTGAAACTCAGAGACTTATAAAAACTTCTAAGATCGGTTCTTTGAGAATTGTTCTTGATCAAGAAAGATTTACATCTGTATTTTACAAAAAGCAAGATTATGAACCTTTCGCTGTCCCTATGGGATATCCAGTTCTTGAAGATATTAACTTTAAAGCTGAGTTAAAGAAGATGGACATGGCTATTGCTCGCACAATGCAGCAAGCCATTTTGTTGGTTACAATGGGCGCTGAACCAGAAAAAGGCGGCATCAATCAAAAGAATCTAGAGTCGATGCAAAAGTTATTTGAAAATGAATCTGTTGGTCGTGTTCTTATTGCTGATTATACTACTAAAGCTGAATTCGTGGTTCCTAAGATTGCTGACTTATTAGATCCTAAGAAATACGAAACAGTCAATAACGACATTAACCTTGGTCTTAATAATATTTTAGTCGGAGGAGAAAAATTCTCTAATCAAGAAGCTAAAATAGAAGTGTTCTTAGCGAGATTAAATCAAGGTCGCCAAGCTTTCTTGAATGACCTTTTAATTCCAGAGATAAAGAGAATATCTAAAGCCCTTGGATTTAGGGGATATCCTATTCCTTATTTTGAAGAAGTAAACTTGAAAGACAACACAACTCAAAATCGTGTTTACACAAGACTTTTGGAGCTTGGTGTTCTTACTCCAGAAGAAACTCTCAAGGCAATCGAAACTGGTGTGCTTCCAGATTTAGAGTCTTCTGTCGAATCTCAAAGAGCGACTAAGACTTTAAGAGACGAAGGACTTTACGCTCCAATTATTGGCGGAGCTAAATCTGCTCCAGAAGCAGGAAGACCAGCAGGAACAACAAAGATTAAACAACAAGTTAAAGCTGAAGAAAACGCTTATAGCTTTACGAACGCTTATAGCTTTACAAAGATAAAAGAAAATATCTTTAAATTTCAGCAGCTTCAAGGTTCAGTAGAAGGCTTTTTAAAGAAGAAGCATAATAAGAAAAAATTAAATGATAGTCAAAAACAAATTGCTGAAGAGATTTCTAAAATAATTATAGCAAATGAAGCCTCGGAATCTTGGGATCAAAACGTCGAAAAATATTGTAATAATCCTATAGATTCAAATGCAACTAGAATAAACGAGATAAATAATATTGCAGTTGAGCATGGGCTTGATCCATTTATGGCGTCAATTTTATTAAATAGTAAATTATAATTAATAAATTAGTGTAATATAATAAAAATAAATGAACTCGGAAGCATTTAACGATCCAATTGAGATCGAGTATAAAAAACAGGAGATTAAATCTCCCGTTGAAGACGTTATTATCTCTGGAGAAAATTTTGTATTGCCAAAATTAGAGAAACTTGACGTTGAAATAGAAGCTAAAAGATCTGGGCCAAAAAGTGGGGCGCAAACTCCATCTAAGCCTTCTGAAAAAAAGAAAGGGTCTTCTAAAAATAAACCTGGATCTGCTGGAACAAGCGGTGACGCAATAACTTTTTCTACGAAAGTAATAGAAATGCTTAAGAATAAAGTTAAAGATCATAACTCTAATCATTCTAGAAAAGTTAATTTAACTCAGTTAAAGAAAGTATATCGTAGAGGCGCTGGTGCATTTAGTTCTTCTCATAGACCGGGAATGACTAGAGGCGGTTGGGCTGCGGCGCGGGTGAATATGTTTTTGAGAATGATGGCGGGTAAATCTGTTAAAGATTCTTACAGAAAAGCTGATTCTGATGTTGCTCGTAGTTCGGCTTCTATTGATATATCAGATTCTTGGGAATTAGAAGATGTAGATTTTGCTCAAGCTGAAATTGATATAAAAGAATATGATTTGAATTATGATTTTGAAAATGTAGAAGAACTTTATTTAGACGAAGAAAACAACTCAAGCAAATTCTGGTATGAACTATAATAATTCTGTAGAACTAGATTTTTCTAGTCAAATATCTTTAGCTGCTAACGAGAAAAAGACTTTGAACAAGCCTTTTAGAACTCCCAGTGGTCCTAAGAAGTTTTCTGTATATGTAAAAAACGAAAAGAGCAATGTCGTCAAAGTAAATTTTGGCGATCCAAACATGGAGATCAAGAGAGATGATCCTGCTAGAAGAAAAAGTTTTAGAGCAAGACATGGTTGCGACAAAAATCCCGGCCCTAAGTGGAAAGCTAAATATTGGTCATGCAGACAATGGAGAGCTGGCGCGCCAGTTGAAGGTTCAGTTATTGTAGAATCAGAAGCTAATAAAGGTCTTTGGTATAATATCCAAAAGAAAAAAGAAAAAATGGGCAAAAATTATAAACCTGCCCAACCTGGAGATAAAGATTTTCCCAAACAAGACGCTTTAAAAAAAGCTCAAGCTGAAGAAGGCGAATGGGATGGAGTAACTTTCTGGGATCAAGCTGAATTGCTTAAAATTTGGCCTGATTTATCTAAAGCTCAAGAAGTGGAAGATGATTCAGAAGAGTTAGATGAATATAAAGGCGATTTTCTTGGAATGTCAATTGGCTCTTTAAGATCTATACAAGCTCATGTAACTGCAATCTTAAATAACATAGAAGATCCTAATGTCAAAGAAAATTTAACTGAATCATGGCTACAAGGCAAAATTGCTGTCACAGAAGACTACATGACAACGATTCATCATTACGTTATGTTTAATAAAGAAGATGAATATTCTAACGCTGATGATAATGGCGAAATGCAAGATGAGGAAGACGATTATGAAAATGGCGCGATGGTTAAGAACATTAATCCTTCTTGTGATCATTACGGAAGCGAGGGAATCGTTCAATCAGTAGAAGACTTGCCTAATAAAATGGGTAAAGTAGTAAAATATAAAGTTACTAATGATGGCTCTGCTTATAAAATAGGCGACGTATTAACTAAGACAAAAGATCAATTAAGAAAATATGATCCTAAAAAATTTAATCCTTCTACTCTTTCGCCTGAAGTTCTTAAAAAGCTTAAAAAAATTACTGAGCAAATTAATCCAGAAGAAAAAGAGCATGGTGGAGGCAACGGATTTTCAGAAGACGAAAAAGAATATCAAAAAAGATACGATCAAGTTCAATGGTAATTAAATTTTAAAATAATATGAATGACTTTCCGTTTCAATCAATTTTTAGCTCCGAAATCAAAACTCTTCATTCAGAAGAATTTGATATTAATTTGGCTATTGCTAGTTTAGAGAAAATTGGCGCATTTGTTCCTGATATAGATTCAGCGACAAATATTGATCTTTTGCCAATCGCATTTAACGCGTGTGTCGCCAACAGAGTTAATAGGAATAATGATGTAATTGACACTAAAACCGCCGTTGAGATTTATAAAAACTTTATAAATAAACCAATTAACATCGAACATAATAGAGAAAAAGTTATTGGCACAATTCTAAAAGCTGGTTTTAGTGAATTTGGCACAGATCGTCCATTGTCAGAAGAAGAAGTTTCTCAAATGGACGGACCATTTAATATTACTCTTGGCGGCGTATTATGGAAAGTCGTTAATCCTAGAATTACTAAATTAGTAGAAAATTCTTCAGATCCTTCAAGCGAAGATTATCTATCTATTTCTACTTCTTGGGAATTAGGATTTTCTAATTATAACCTTATATTACTTGACAATAATGAAAAGAATATAGCTTCTGCGGAAGTTATTTCTGATCCAGATCAAGTCGAAAAATATAAAGGATATTTAAAAGCTTTCGGCGGTAGCGGAATGACAGATGGCGGTAAAAAAATATATCGCAAAATTATTGACAAAGTTGTTCCTCTTGGAGTTGGTATAACCGAAACTCCTGCCGCTGATGTCAAAGGAATTCTAACAATTAAGTCTGAACAAGACGTAAAAGTCGGAGCTTCTGAGGCGACAGAACAAAAAGATATTTCACAAAATAATAAAAATACTGTAGATAATAATAATAAAGTTATGAAGATTAATAGCATTTCTGATATTACTGACGAAAACCTCAAGCAGGTTTCCGCGTCAGTTATCTCTGATTTCATTACTGAGGAAATTAAAAAAGCCTCAGATCAATTTGAAGTAGAGAAGAACCAATCACAAGAGGCCGTTAAAGCTTCTATCGAAAAGGCCGAATTGTTGTCCAAAGATCTTGAGACATTGAAGGCTGAATATGAAAAAGTAAATCAAGCTTTAGCAGAAATTCAAAAAGAAAATGAAGCTAAAGCAAAGCAAGAACTCTTTAACCAAAGAATGACTGGTTTCGATGGTGAGTTTGAACTTTCTTCTGAAGAGCGCGAAATCATCGCTGGAGATATCTCCGAAATGAGCGAAGACGCTTTTGCTGCTTATAAGAAGAAGATGAATGTACTACTTAAGGGCAAAAAGCCCGCTCCAGTGGTACAAGAGGTAACGGAAAAGGGTCAAGTAATGGCTTCCGTCAACGCTTCCGAAGTTTTGGATGCAGTTGAAAATGCCATCGATAACGCTGTCATCACTGACAATGCTATTCCCAACTCTAGTCAAGCTTCTGAAAGTCTTGTTGATAAATACAAGAAGGCTTTTAGCGTAGAAGGATTTGATATCCAACTATAACAAACAAACAAAATATATATAAGGAAAAAATATGGCTACACTAAGACCATTTAGACAAGTAAGCGAACATGACGTACTCGGCTTGTTCGGATATAGCACCGCAGACCTAACTACTGCTACTATTGCCACTAAAGGCATTGTAGTCAAGATCGAATCTGGATGGAAGGCGACTGATGAGTTGACTCTTGATTCAGAGATCGGAGCTTCTTTCGGAAACGTCGTTTCTCCAAGATTTAACGTTCCTGCCACAGTTACCCTTTGTGGACAAACTGATGTCCCAATCGGAATTCTTCTTCAAGACATTAAGAATCTTGATGAAAATGGCGAAGCCCTCAAGTTTAATCCTCGTAAAGCTGCCGAACTCGGCGCTGTAATTCCTGGACAAACTGTTCCTATCGCTACAAAGGGAATGTTCCTTTTGAGCGGAATCAATGGAACTCCTGCCGCTGGTTCAAAGATTCACACCTCTGGTGCTGGTAATCTTTCAATCGGAACCGTAAGTGGAGCCAAGCAAGTCGGCATCTGTTTAGGTGCTGCTGATGCAAATGGCTGCACTCTAACTCTCCTAAACTTCACCTCATTCCTTGAGACATCTGTCGCTTAATTAACAAGCTAAAAATTAATTTAAGGAATTCAATATATGAAAATTAAACTAAAAAATACACCCGAGCAAGTTGAGCTAATCAAGGCTATGGGTTCTCGTAACGCTATTGTTGCTAGAGAGGCTCAAGAAGCTTTCGCGGCTTTCCTCGGACCTGTCGTTCAACAACTTCTATACAAGGCTGGTACTGCCAGCACTGTTTATACCGATGCTGAGTATGATGAAGATGATAGTCCTTCATACCCACTCGATCTATATTACAATGAGAATTCTGGTTATGTAACCGTCTACGCTCAAAATACAGCCGGTGGTCTTCCAACCTCAGAAGTATCTGGTGGTGGAGAAGTTAAGTTCTCAACCTATCGTTTGGACAGCGCTGTTAGCTTCATGAAGCGCTACGCTCGCCGTTCACGTCTAGATATCGTTAGCAAGGCTGTAGAGCGTATGGCTAACGAAGTTCTAGTTAAGCAAGAGCGTAATGCTTGGGCCGTTCTTTTGAAGGCTCTCGCCACCGCTTCTACTACTCCAAAAGGTAGTTCCGCTCTAAAGCACGTTATCACAAGCGCTACAACTACATTCGGACTAGCTGATTTGAACGCTCTTATGACCCGCATGAAGCGTATCAATTCTGATTATGATGGTGGTACTCCTGCTGCTCCGTTCAGCAAGGGTGTAACTGACCTCTATTTGTCTCCTGAAGTTATGCAACGTATTCGCGCTTTTTCCTTCACCCCATTGGTAACAGGTGCTTCTGCTCCTCAATTGCCTGAAGGCGTTCGCGAAGAAATCTATCGCGCTGCTGGTGCTGGTTCAATCTTTGGAATTAACCTCACTGAACTTCTTGAACTTGGTGTTAGTAAGAAGTACAATACCTTGTTCGGTACATTCCTCGCTGGTTCAAACAACCTTGGAAATGTCGCTGGAAATGCTGACTTCTCTGCTTCTGCTGATGAAGTTATCGTTGGTATCGACAACAGCAAGGGTGCATTTATCCGTCCTGTCGCTCGTCAAGCTGAGAGTGGTGGTACATTCACCGCTATCCCAGACGATCAATTCAATAATAACAGAATTGATAAGACTGGATTTTATGGCTTCATTGAAGAAGGCCGTATGTGCTTGGATGCCCGTGCTATCGTTGGTATCTCACTAGTTGATGCCTAATAGTTAGTCTTTTCATAATCGGGGAGGAGAAATCCTTCCCGATTTTTTTTGTTTATAAATATAAAGGTTCTATAATAAGATGTATGGCTAAGAAGAAAAAGATAGAAGAATTATCTCAATCTCATGGTATGGAACAAAAATTTACTCCTTCTACATTAGATCAAATTTGGGGAGATGAAGGTTTAACTAAATATGGAACTTTAGATGAGGATGCATACTCAGATAAGATCAACCAAATGAATAAAACTGATCTTTGGAGTCACGCTTCAAAAATAGGATTAGTGCCAATTGATAATACATCACTACTAAAGAAGACTTTAATGTCTGAATTTAGAAAACATGTTAATGGATATAAAAGACCTGTCGAAACGAAAGTTCCTGATCCAAAGATCTCAAGAGAAGTTTTAAAGATACTATCTGAAGGTCGATAACAAAAATAATAAACAAAAAGCGAAAGGCCGTCAGAAATGATGGCCTTTTTCGATATATATAGTGTAATTTAATTTATGCCGCAGAGTTTAATAGGTCTTAAGCAGATAAAAGTCGAACAGATTGGAAGTTACGTTACGGGGTTTTTAGGTGTTGGCGCAACTGGCGCAAATTCTGTATCTATATATAAAGATTTATTTGTTACTGGCAAAGCTAATTTTAGCGGCGATACTAGCTTTGCTAATGATGTTACTTTTATACAAGAAGCTCTTTTTTATTCTGGCGCGAAATTCTCTGGAAATATAACTGGATATAAAAATTTAATTATTAGTGGCGATTCTTTGGTTTCAGGAATCTCGACATTTAAAACGGGATACTTTGAAAAGGATTTAACTGTTTCTGGGGTTTTTACTTCCGATGGCGCGGCGACATTTAATGATCCAACTACTTTTACTGATACTGCTACTTTTAATAGCGCAGTAGTTGTTAATAATACTTTTACCGTAGGAGCTAGTGCTTCTACCTTTAATGGCAATACTAATTTATTAGGAGATAATACATTTGGAACTAGTGCTGGCAGTACGACGATAAATTATTTTATAGGAAATAATAAATTCTCAGGAACTTCAAATTTTACTGGAACTGTTTATACCGCTGGACAAAGTAATTTCAGCGGAAATGTTAATTTAACTAGCGGAGTTAATTTTACTTCTGGAGAAGTAATTTTTTCTGGATCTAAACAAGATTTTTTAACAAACACTAACCTTTCTGGATATACAAAAATTAATAGAACTGGTGAAGCTGAAAATTTCATTGTTAATCAAACTTTAAATCTTAACTCTTCAAGTTTATTTAATTTCAGCGGCAGCGGAGTATTTTCTAATGATTTATATTTATCGGGATCAAATGAATTTTCATTTAAAAATGGAGCTTATCAAGGAATTTACACATCTTCTCACGTTGATTTCAATAGTGGATCTTATGGGTTGTTTGATGATAATTCTTATTTAGGAATAAAAACTGGCGCGTATATTGATGTAGAAGGAACTTCATATTATAAAAATACTTCGGCAAACGTTTATAATTCTGGCTCAAATATTTATTATAATTCTGGATCAGCCGCAAGCGGCATACTTTATTTAAAAAGCGGAAGTTCAATTGGAATCGGAACAACAATACCTTCTCAAGCTATTGATGTTCAAGGATATAATATAAATGTTAATGGTACTGGATTTTTTAAAGCAATTAGAATAAGTGGATATGAACCAGTTACTGAATATACATTTAATGCTAAATCATATTCTTTAAGCGCGGCAGACTCTTATAAAATAATAACTTACAACGCCGTAAGCGGAACTCCTATAATAAATCCGAATATTAGAGCAACTGGAACTGCTGCGGAAATTACGAACTCAGATTTATACGCAACAATAATTTCTGGAGTTCCTACAACCACAAGTGCAACTATAATGTTTTCCGCCCCAATATCAACAAGTGATAGATATTTACTTGATGTAATTATCGCATCTCCAACCTTTTAACGTGTAATATAATAAAATGGCACAGGCATTTAGGACTCAAAATTTACGGCTATTAGCTTCTATTCTCGATGCAAACGATAATGAGTTAATTAAATCTCCATCGCTTGTTACAAGTGCTGTAAATGAGTTAACAATAAGCAATGCGGCGACTACTGTTTCTCCTTCGATTTCAGCAACTGGAGACGATGCAAATATTAGTTTAAATTTAATATCTAAAGGAACTGGTAATATTTTAATAAATGGTAAAGCTATTTCTTTAGCAAATAGTTTTACTACTATTGGAAATTTTTCTTTATCTTTCACAACTAATGGTAATACAAGTTTAACTCTTCCAACTACGGGAATTTTAGCTACGACTAATGATATTCCTACAGTATATAATAATACTTTAACTTTAGCTGGAAGTGGCGGCGTTTCAGTTAGCGCGACTCCTACTTTTACAGCAAATGCTTCTGCTGATAAAACAATTACGATTACAATAGCAGATGCCGCATTAACTCTTGGTAAATTAGCAGATATTGGTGGGTCTACAATTTTAGGCAACAGCTCTCCAAGCTCTGCGGGCGCTCCTGCTGCTTTATCGATTGCAACTGTAGCTTCAATGTTAAGCAATCAGACAATGAACATTGTCGGTACTGCTACAAGCGTAACGGACATAGTTTTAGTTGCAAAAGGTGGAACAGGAGTTGCGACAGCAAACGCAAATGCGATCTTCGTTGGACCAGCTAGTGGTTCTGCTGCCGCTCCATCTTTCAGAGCGATGGTCACGGAGGATATTCCTACTGGTATTGTTACTTATGCTAAAATACAATACGTCGCTAATACTGCTAGAGTTTTAGGAAGAATATCTAGTTTATCTGGAGAAATTGAAGAATTAACTGGGGCGAACATTGTTACAGTTATAGATACAAATGCTGTATCTAGAGCTACAAATCTTGCGGGGGGAATAGCTGGACAAATTCCATATCAATCAGCCGCAAACACAACAGCTTTTAGCGCGGCTGGAACTGCAAGTCAAGTTTTGCTTTCTGGTGCTGCTGGTGCGCCAACTTGGGCAAGTCAATCTTCATTAAGCGTAGGAAGTGCTACAACTGCTGGTTCAGTTACAAATGCGTTGACCATTAGTTCTCCATTAACTGGAACTAGTTATAATGGATCTGCCGCAATTTCTATTGGATTGCCAAACGCATCTGATACTGTTGTTGGTGCTGTTTCTATTGGCGCTCAAACTTTCGGTGGAAGTAAAACTTTTAAA